ACGTCCATATGCGACCGCGCAGAGCAGGCCCATCGCGCCCACGCCGGCCCGTGAGGAGCCAGTGGAGCAATCGGGCATCCCATTACCCCCGGACCTCGCCGCAATCCTGGAGACGGCCTGTGAGCGGGAGGGAGTGCCCAAGGGTATCGCCCTGGCGGTCATGGAGCATGAGAGCGGCTTTGACCTGGATGCCGTCGGCCCGGACGGGCACGATATCGGGCTGTTTCAAATCCGCCGGTCTAACCACTCTTGGCTGACAGAGGAGACCGGCGCGGACCCCATGACCCCGGAGGGTAATATCGTCTGCGGCGTGTGGTTCCTGTCCTACCTCTACGACTACTGCGGCGAGAGCTGGCCGGCCGCGCTGACCTGTTGGCGGTGGGGACCTGGGCACGGGGAGACGAGCGAGTATGCTTCGACGGTATTGGCCGGGGCGGAGAAATGGAGGTGACCAAAATGTTTACATTTGAGGATTATATGCGGGCGCTGAAAGGCGCTGGCCCGAAACTCAAGGAAATTGTACTGGACCGCGCAGCACATGACCGCAATATCGATTTTGTACAGCTGAAAGCACTGGCCGATTATGCATATCCAGACCCTTTTGAGGCATAAAAAGCGCCGCCTTACAGGTGGTCGAGACCTGTAAAGCGGCATGGTGAACTAATACACCCTTATTTTAGGGGATAGGAGCTGATTTGTCAAGATGCAGGAGACATCAGCGGCGGACGGCTCGTGCAGATGGGCGCTCAGACCGTGCCTTTGCATGACCTGTGCGCAAGACCCAGGCGTGGACGGCTGCTTCGTCTGCTATGGGCCGGACTGCCCGGTAATCGTCTGCCAAGGCTACAGACCGGCTCCGCCCAGCGAACCAAAGGAGAATTCAAATGATAAGCGTAAACCCGCTTCGAGATGTGAACGACGAAACGCCCGTCGCCTACGACGCAGACGGCAACGAAATATACCACAACGAGACCACCTTCCACTGGGAGGGCCGCGAGGTCTGCCGTGAGACCTTTGTCAGTGCAGTCTCCCGCCTGCTCCGCGAGGACCCCCGGCAAGTGGCGTTGGAGATGGGCGTTGAAATGACGAGGTATGACTAATGGCAAAGGGTGAAGGTGTCGGCTGGTATACCTGGGGGACGGCAACTGTGGCCGTATGCTTCCCGGAGGATAAGACGAACTGTCAATGGTGCCCATATGTCCGCAACGAGGACAGTTTAAAGCGGCATCGCTGCCTCCTGACGGGTGAGTATCTGCCGTATCCCTTCGCCAGCAGGGGCAACCAATGCCCTATCGTATTCAATGAAAAGGGGGCTACGTGATGGAGCGGCCTATTTCTGTCCAGCGTGAGGCCGAGGAGATTATGGAGCGCACGGGGAGGTATATCCCGCCCTACAAACTGTCCTGCATGGTGCAGACATCGGCCAAGGTGCTGAAAATCATCACATCTGAGAGCTTTGCCGCCAGTTATGAGGATTGTCGCTTTATCCTCACACTGGTGGAGAGAAGCCTTGATTTTGCAACAGAGAAGGAGGCATAGCATGGGAATCCCTGTACTCATACTGGGAGAAAGCGGTTCCGGCAAGTCTACCAGTCTGCGTAATTTTGAGCCGGAAGAAATTCGGATTTTCAATGTAGCGTCCAAACCGCTGCCGTTCCGCAAGCGGTTGTCCACGATGGATAACGCTACATACGGTGATATCGCCAAGGCATTGAAAAAACCGGACCGAAGGGTATATGCCATTGATGACAGTCAGTACCTGATGGCGTTTGAGAGCTTCAACCGGGCCAAGGAAGTAGGGTATGGAAAGTTTACAGACATTGCCCTGAACTTTCGTGGGCTGATTGATTTTGTCAACAATGGTGCGCCGCCTGACTGCATTGTCTATTTCCTGCACCACACGGAGATTACGGATGCCGGCAGGACAAAAGCGAAAACCATCGGCAAGATGTTGGACAATCAACTTACTGTAGAGGGCTTGTTCTCCATCGTTCTGCTTTGCCAGACGGACGGGCAGACACATAAATTTGTTACTCAGTCAGATGGGTTCACCACGGCAAAAAGCCCTATGGATATGTTTCCAGGCGAAATTGACAATGACCTCAAGATGGTGGACAGCGCCATTCGTGAATATTGGGGATTGGCCCCTCTCAATCAAAAGGAGGATAAATAAGTATGAAACCTACCAATCACTATAATGACATCCAGGCGTATAAAAAGCAGGAGAGGCTTCCCGCCGGCGGCTACGTGATCAAGATTCTGAACGCCGAGGAGGAGAACACTCAGTATGGTCGCAAGCTGCGCCTTGACTTCGATATTGCCGAGGGCGACTTCCGGGGCTTCTTTCAACAGAATTACTCCGAGCAGGTGGAGCCGAAGAAGTGGAAGGGCAGTATCCGCCTGAGCTGTCCAGAGGACCCCAAAGACGAAAATGACCGCAAGGCGGCGGCGCGCTTCAAAGGTACAATGACTGACATCGAGGAAGCCAACCCCGGATTTCGCTGGGACTGGGACGAAACCAAACTCAAGGGCAAAATTATTGGGGCCATGTTCCGTAACAAGGAGTACGACTTCGATGGCCGGCATGGCTTTTTCACTGAGTGCTGTTGGTTGGCACGGCTGGACACCATCCGGGATGGAAAGTTTACCGTCCCCGAGGACAAGCTTCTTGAAAACAATGCGGGCGGCTTCTCCGGCGGTCTGCCAGACGATGATGGCGATTTACCTTGGAAGAACTGACGTGGTGAGCCAATGAACCATTTTGAGGTGGAGAAAACGCTTCGAACGATGGTCGTTTTGGTAGACACGCGGGAGCAGGATACACCCAGGCTGCGTAAGCGCTTGGAGGGGCTGCGGTGCCCCTTCGAGCGCGTCCCGCTTCGGTATGGCGATTATACGGCTAAGTGTACCCTGCCAAGCGGGGCCGAGTTCTCTTTGGCGGATAAGCTGGTGGTTGAACGAAAAATGAGTGCTACCGAGGTGTGCGGAAATTTCACCAGAGAGCGCAGCCGCTTCTCCAGGGAGTTTGAGCGTGCCCGCGAGGACGGGGCCAAGGTGGTCCTTTTAATGGAATGTGCGGACTGGAAGAGTGTTTATGGTGGCGAATATCGAAGCAAACTCACCCCCAACGCGCTTGTGGCGTCGTTGCTGTCGTTTGAGCACCGCTACGATATGCACATTCATTATATAACGCCAGAACTTACAGGGCGGTTTATCTATGACTGCCTGTACTACGGGCTTAGAGAGCATCTATCGGTCACGGAGACTCCGGATGAACATTGCGGATGAAATCAAGCAATCGCTGTCCGGCAGAGCTGTTGTGGAGCGGTATGGGTTTGAGCCAAACCGGGCCGGATTTCTTCGCTGTCCGTTCCATCAAGGCGACGATACCGCCAGTTTGAAGGTCTATGCCGAGCAGGGAAGGGGCTGGCACTGCTTTGGCTGCGGCAAGGGCGGCAGCGTCATCGACTTCGTAATGGAGCTGCATGGGATCGGCTTCCGTCAAGCTGTGCTGCGTCTCAACGAGGATTTTGACCTTGGGCTGGTGGGTGAGCGGCCTGACGCCAGAACAGCGGCTGTAGCGGCCAGGAAGCGCCTTGAGGCGGAGAAAGAGCAGGCACAATACCGATGGGCCTATTACCTTAAAATGGTCCGCCGCAGGCGCCTGTTGAGGGCGTACTACACTAGGGCACCGCAGCATCCAGAAGACCCAATCGACAATGAATACGCGGAGGCGTGCCGCGACCTTTGCATACTGGAATATTGGTTTGAAACGCATCCGTGGAGGTGAGCGGCATACTAGACCTGAAAGAGTACACATTTGATGACTTTGTGAATACGGTAGACCCTTTTGAGTTTGTCCACCAATTTGAAGGGGAGCCATTCAAGCTGACCCGCGTGCTGGAGGCCATGAGCAAGGTAGCAAAAAGAGCCGGGTTTCTCAACTTCAAGAAGGCTTACGCAGACTATGTGAAAAGTCTTCAACAGCAGGGGAACACTATCTACGCTGACAGTTTGACAAAGTTTGAGGACCAGCCGTTGGAGCTTAATTGCGGACCGTGGCGGGCAGATGATTTCGGAATTTCAATTTATGAAAACTACGGGGAGCGTTTCGCCTGCAACCATCCGCTCTTGCCGGTGCTCCGGCTGGTGAACATCGATACCGGCGTGGAGAAGCTGCGGCTGGCCTATCGAAAGGGCAAGCAGTGGAGGTATATCATCGCGGACAAGAAAACCCTTGCAAGCACGAACAGCATCCTGGAACTCGCCAACGTGGGGGTAGCGGTCAACAGTGAGAATGCAAAGTATCTCGTCCGCTATCTCCACGATGTGGAGAGCCTGAACTATGACATTATCCCGGAAAGGAGCAGCGTGAGCCGCCTCGGGTGGATCGAAGGGCAGGGCTTTTCTCCCTATGTGGAGGAGTTGGTCTTTGATGGTGATGTCAATTTTCGGCCTTTCTTTGAGAGCGTCCAGAGTAAAGGCAGTCTAGAAAAATGGCTTGAGCTGGCCCTCAGCGTCCGGCAAGGCGGTATATCCGCCCGGATTGCACTAGCGGCGTCCTTTGCAAGCGTCCTGGTCAAACCACTCGGCGGGCTGCCCTTCTTCGTTCACCTGTGGGGCGGGACCGAGGTCGGCAAGACAGTGGGGTTGATGCTGGCGGCCAGTGTGTGGGCAAACCCGGAGATGGGACGGTACATACACACCTTCAACAGTACAGCCGTGGGCCGGGAGAAAAGCGCGGCGTTCTGCAACAGTTTGCCGCTCATCCTGGATGAGCTTCAAATCCAGGCGGACAAGAAGTCTTTCGACAAAGATATTATGCTGCTGGCAGAGGGAGCGGGGCGCACCAGGGGTACAAAGACAGGCGGAATTGATAAGACGCCCACATGGTCCAACTGCATCATCACCAGCGGCGAGATGCCAATCACCAATTTGTCCAGCGGTGGAGGAGCGGTAAACCGTATTGTTGAGATTGAGTGCAAGGAAAGACTCTTTGAAGACCCCCGCTTTGCGGCTGATACAGTCAAGCGTAACCACGGGTTTGCCGGGAGGATGTTCGTTGATGCCCTCCAGGCAGACGGCGGCCTGGAGCGTGCTGCTGGGGCCTACAAGAGCTTCTATAGCGCGCTGTCAGAGAGCGACACGACGGAGAAGCAAGCTATGGCGGCGGCCATTATCCTGACGGCGGATGCCCTGGCAACTGAGTGGATTTTCAAAGATGGACAAGCATTGACTGTGGGTAATATTGCGGATTACCTACAGACAAAGGCCGCGGTCTCCATCAACGAACGAGCTTATGACTATCTCTGCGAGTACGTGGTGACCAACAGCAATAAATTCTGCGGAAGCAGTCAGGAGCATGAAGTGTGGGGAGATATCGTTGGCGGACAGGCGTTTGTAATCCGTTCTTGCTTCAACCGTATCTGCTCCGATGGTGGATATAACCCTGCCGCATTCCTGAGCTGGGCAAAGGACAATGGGAAGATAGACGCACCGGCAAAAGGGATGTCAAAAACAAAGCGTATTAATGGACAGCCGGCGCACTGTATAATTCTGGATTTGCCGTCGGATGAACCGGACGAAATGGAAGTATTCGGAGATTTAAAGTGATTTGTGCAACCCTGTGCAACCTGGGTCGCACGCGCAAACCGTTGCGGCACAAGGATGTGCAACTGTGCAACTTGTGCAACCTTTTCGATAAGGCTATATATAAGTGTAAGTACAGATAATATACAAATTGTAATCTAATTACGAAATGTATAATGTCTATACACTCACTCCCTATAGGAAAACTTTTTTTGGTTGCACAGTTGCACAAGGTAATTTTTAGCGTCTGAAACCATTGCGGCCCTAAGCGTTGCGGGTGTGCAACCCAAGGTCGCACAAAGTCGCACAAGGTTGCACAAAACGAGGTGAACATCCAATGAGAACACTAACGCTATGCCTGACCTGCGCAGACCTCCTACGCCGCGCCTACAAGGTTCAGCGGCTAGCGGGCCGCCCAGGGAACGGGAAGTGTGACCAATGTAAAAAGCGGAGCCTTGTCACAAAGTACGAGGTGAACAAGGCATGAAGCATCTGGGAGACATCACCCGGATTGACGGCGGGGCGATAGCCCCCGTAGATGGAATAACAGGCGGAAGCCCGTGTCAGGACCTGTCGGTGGCCGGGAAGCGGGCGGGCCTCGCCGGGGAACGGTCCGGGCTGTACATGGAACAAATCAGAATCATCAGGGAGATGCGCAATGCAGACATATTACGAGGCAGAGCAGGCCAGCTTATTCGCCCCCGGTTCATGGTCTGGGAGAACGTCCCCGGAGCGTTCAGCTCCAACCGCGGGGAGGACTTCCGGGCGGTGCTCGAAGAAGCCGCGCGGACCGCGGACCCCAACGCCGTTGTTCCTGGACCTCCGGCGGGTCGATGGCCTGCGTGTGGAGCCGTACTGGGAGACGGATGGAGCATCGCTTGGCGCGTACACGACGCGCAGTTTTGGGGAGTGCCCCAGCGCCGCCGCAGAATCGCGCTTGTCGCAGATTTTGGAGGACACGCCGCACCCGAAATACTATTTGTCCGCAAAGGCGTGTTCGGGGATATTGACGCGGGCCCGGCGGCGGGGGAAGCCTCTTCCGCCGGAGCTGGAGGCGGCGCTTATCCAACAGTCGCAAACTGCCTGAAAGCAAAGGCGAATCTGAGTTTTCGCGGAGACAGCGACACGCTGGTATATTCCTTTTCCAGCGGCCAGGGGGCCAAGGCGGGCGGCATCGGCTACGCCGAGGAGTTAAGTCCC